GTTTTCCTGCCCAATTCCCAACTGCCCCGCCGTGGCGGCCAGCTCGTTGAGCATTTCTGTTGATGTCCCTGTTTCAAGGGACATATCGATGATTTCTTTTTTCAGCTGCTCGAATTGTCCCTCGGTTGCGTCCACGGTTTTACGAACGCCTGTAAATCCGTGCTCAAAATCCTTTGCCGCATCAATTGCGGCCACTCCCGCTGCCGCCACAGGTAGACTCACATATTTTGAAATGTTGCCTCCGACGGTGCTTATGCCTTTTCCGGCTTTTTTGATGTTTTCGCCGGTTTCCTGCATTTTTCTACCGGCTTCTTGCAGCTTTTTGCTTTGGTTATCCAACTCCGTGTTATTGTCTTTTAGTTGCCGCTCCATGAGGTTCAGCTCCGTTGTTGCCTTGTTTACCGCCTGCTTCCATTTGAGCGTTTTCGCATCTGCCTCGCCCCATTTTTCAATCGCCTGTTGCAGGCCTTGGTTTAATAAATCTATTTTTTTCTTCTGCTCTTCGATTTCCTTTGTCAGGAGATTATTTTGCCCAGTTAAGTTTTCCCCGCTTTTGTCGTTCTTGTCAAAAGAGGTAGAGAGCTTATCCATTTCAGTTTTTAAGGTTCTCACATTTTCCGTTATGTCGCGGATTTGCTTGCGAAACGCTGCTTCACCATCCACGCCGATTACGGGGCCTACGTCATATCTTCTCATCTATCACACCTCACAACCAATTCGGCGCGCCGCTCCCGGCGAACCGTTTGTATGTTTTTCCGCCGATTACCCGCGTGTCATCGTCCATAATCTTTGCAAACAAAAATGCCAGCAGGGTATCAAAGTTCGTTTCGTCTATCACGCTTGGCGGCCAAGAGAACGCCGCCGCCATGTTTTTGTATATCCCCATGATAATGTCGCTTGTTTTTTTCTCACTCTGCGTTGCCGCTTCCGATTTCGTGCGCGGCACATATGCCTGCATGATGTCGTTGATATAGCAGCACAGCTGCTCAAACGCCATAACTGCGTCTTCCATTTTCAAGTCCTGCAATCGTAACTGAAAAAGCTCCGCCACAATCGCCGTTACCATTTCCAGCGCAGAATCCGCCTCGCCGATTTCCAAAATTCGGCGCACCATGTAACATTTCAGCGTTGGCAGCTGCAACGCATTTCCGTTTATGACTGCAAAAATCATACGCACCCTCCCCGCGTTCCGGGAGGGCGCTGTGTCGCGCCGCTCCCGGTCTTGTTGTGTTATCCTGCAGTGTCCGGCGTGACAACGTTTTCAAACCACCCTGTTGGGACGAAGTTTTCCGACGAGGTGTCGCCGTAAATCCGCTTCAGCGGCTTGTCCTCGCCGTCAATCTCCCACTTGTGCGAGGTTGCAAGGGAGGTGTAAGTGAGTGCGTAATTGCGTACATCCATATCTGCGGTTTTCGTTGCAGCCTCTTCCGTCCCTCCGGCAAAGGTTCCCTTCATATACCAATAGTAGCGGTATCCCTGCGGTCCCATGTCGTAGCGGAATCCCACCGCATACATCTGTGGCTTCGGTTCGCCCGTGTCATATACAAGGCCGTTCCCTTCCTCGAAATGCTTCCCGGTCAACTTCGCGATGATGTCCGCCGGAAGGTTTGAAACGGTGATTCCCAGCGTTGTGACGCCCTCTGAAACATAGTTGTTGAATGGAAGGTTATCGTAGTAGGTCGGGGTGCTGTTCACCTCCGCCTCGCTGGAAACCTCCGCCACCGGGGCGAGATATTCCGGCGTTCCCGTTGTGAACGCGGTATCCGTGTCCACCGTGACCTCTGCGATGTACAGCTCACTCACGCCGACAAATTCGCCAAATCTGTTGTTTTTGCTTTTTTGTGCTTCGCTCATAATTTCCTCCTTGTTATTTTTCCACGGCTCGGACAATGCCTTCCGTGATTTCTTGACCCATTTCTTCCAAAATTTCCTTTTCGACTTTTTTAATTGCAGGCTCTGTGATTGGCTTTTTGGTGCGCACACTGGTTCCGCTGTTCATCGCGCGGGCTTTCAGCACATTCGGAACGCCGTATGAATCGTAGCCAGAAAAACCAACGCGAGCATTTACGCCGCCGTTTGCATCTTCCATGATGGGCGATATGCCGATAGAATCCCGCATTTCGCCCGTGCTTGAGCCTTCTGTGTTTTCGTCCACCTGCTCCTTCATAGCTTTTGCAAGTATACCCGCGCCGGTGAATACCGCTCTTTTTGCGATTCCAGTTGCACCGCGCTCTAGTCTGCCGAGGGCGGCCTCGTATGCGTCAAAGCCCTTTATCCTAACTTTCGCCATCCATCACCATCTCCCATGTCCATTCATAGTGCGTGTATCCTGTTTTTTCCTGCCCGTTTTTGCCGTCCTCCGGCTGTATGGAATTCAATGCCCAAGCGATGTCGATACTGTTCAGCGCCGCTTCTACTTTTTTTTGCGCAGACGGGAATTCTTCTCGCGTGAACAGATCAATTGTTCCGCCTATGAATTTGTTGTGCATACGGTTGTCTGCGTGTGTCCCTTTGCCTCCATCCTCTGCCCAGACGATGTATTCGTTCATTTCGCCATTCGCCGCAGCAGAAAAATGGAAGCATGGAAGTTCTGTTGCGTTAAGGGCTTCCATCAACTTTTGTAATGTCATAATCCTCCGTTACCCTTTCCAGCGTGATATCCATACAGGGCGGCACTACATCCTCCGGGTATTGAATTGCCGTGATTTGGTATTGCCGCCCATCGTTCGGGATTGCCCTGTCCTGCGTGGAAACCTCCCGCAGGCGCGGGCAGCGCAGCAGATAGGCGATTTGCGCATTTGCCTGCTTTGCTGCGTATAGCCTAGTTACGCCCACTGTCCGCTCGTCATAGCAAAGCTCGTGCTTTTTTTGCAGTTGTTTTACGGGTCTTTTTCCGTTTTCTGCGGCGTTCGAAACGGAAAAGATGTGAACCATGCCATCGTTAAAGGTCTGTATTTTCTCCTTGTTGCGTAGCATTCGCAGTCATCTCCGTTTCAATCTGGAGGCGTAAAAGCTCCGGGAGGTAGTTGGTTGCAAACTCATCCAGTGCGCCGCTTCTGGTGTAACGGATATATTCAAGCAGCAGTTCTTTTGCCTTTCCCTCTTTGGTAAAGTCAATTTTTTCGCCCTGCTCTTTGCCCACCAGTCCGCGTATGTACACCATTCCGCGCGAGATGATTCCGCGCAGCTTGTTATCCTGCGCAGCATCCCGCCATGTGATGTCCAGATAATTTCGCACCTGCGGCAGCAGTTGTGTTTCAACGCTGTTTAGCATCTTTTTGCGCCCCCTTTAAAATTTAAGGCTCCGGCGTTTCCTCCGCCGCGACTGTGCGCACGGCGAACATCAGCGGCTTGACATTTTCGATGTTGAGGTACAGGAACGAGCTGTTGTCCAGTGGGCGGCCGGTGCCGTAGAGCTTCACCAGATACACACGCTCATCCTCAAGGAAGCGGTATTCGTCGGAAAACTCAATATTTCCGCCCTGCGCCGTGCCCAGCGCGGCAAAATACCGCTTCGCAATGCCGATGATTGCCTTTCCGCTCTCCACGCGCGCAGAGCGCACCAGTTTGGTCGGGAACGGAAACAGATCTTTCAAATATTCCCCGGTCGGAGAGAAAAACGCCGTGCCGCCCATGACCTTTTTAAAATAGTCAACCGGGTTCACAATGAGCAGCACCTCCGCGATGTCCCTCGTCAAATCATTGGGACCCTGTGCCAGCTCCGCCAGCAGCGCGCCGTAGCTTTCCGGGCTGAAGTCCTCGATTTCAATCGGCGTTTTTTCTGCGTAGGGCTCGCCGTCGCTGTGCGGCGCATCCAAATCGCGCTTCATGCCGATGGGCATATCCACGCCCGTGCCGTTGATGATACCCTCTTCCAGCCCGTTCGCCAGCGCTTCCGAAAGCACTTCACGGACGAACCTGTCGAGCCACGCCGGACCCAAATCCAGCATTGCCTTGCACACGGGGAGGAACGCAGAAAGCTTGCTTTGCAGCATATCGACTTCTTTGAACCCGCGCGAGAGTTCTTTGATGATGTCATCGCAGAGTTTACCCCAGGCAGCCATTTCCGGCGAACCCGTGTTGATGAGGTACTTGATTGCCGCCCCGGCGTTGGTGAAGCTTATTGCACTCAGCAGCGGGTGATTGTCGCGCAAATCCTCAAAAACGGCATCGATGACCGTTTCTGGAAGCACAACCTTCACCTCCGAAAGCGCCTGCTTCTGGTTGTTCGTCTTCATTGCCGCAAGAACTTCCGTGTAGTAGTTTTGCTCTGCACTCGTGAGCTGCCGCACGCCGCGCGCGCGCAATACGTTTGCATCCAACTGCTCCGCCATTCCGCGCGCTTCGCGCATCACACAGTCCGAAACGTTTTGAATCATGCTGTCAAAGGCCTGCTGATATTTCTCTGTGTCGTTGTTTTTCATGGCCTCCTGCATTTGCATAGTAATCGTGCCCCGCTCCGCCATGAGTTTGTCCAAATCTGTCATTTTGTTCATCCTTTCTTTTCGGTGATAGCCTCTGTAATAAAGTCCATCAAGTTAAATTCCGCAGCGCTTTGCCGCTCCTGCTGTTTCTTGGGTTCACCCTGCTCTTTTTGCAGAGTGAAATTCATTGCCGTCATGAAATCCTCCCGCATTTGCCGGAAGTGATTCGCTTGCGCCTGCATCATTTGCGCCGCCTGCGAGTGCGCGCCGCTTTCTGCTTTGGGGCTGTTTTCGGATTCCTTTTTCAGAATTTCATCGAACAAGCCATAATCAAGGCACTCCTGCGCGGTGATATATGTTTCCGCATCCAGCAGCTCCGTGATTTTATCCAGCGTCAGCTTTCCGCCCGACTTTTGCAGATAGATTTGTCGGTTGCCCTCCATGAGCTTGTCCAGCGCGTCCGCGCATTGTCGGTGCTCCGGCGCATTACCCATGCAAAAATCCATCATGTTATGGACACCCATCACGGAATTCACATATCCTACCGTTTTGTCGCATGACACCGCAATCAACGATCCTGCGCTGTTTGCGAAGCCGTCCACATAGGCCGTTGTTTGCGCACCGCAGCGCATGATTTGCGCAATGATGCCGTAGGCCTCCTTGACGCTGCCCCCCGTTGTGTTGATGTAAAGGTTCAGTTGTTTCAGCTTCGGCTTTTCCTCGACTTTTTGCCGGATAAATTCCGCCGAGGTCTCACTTTCGATCTTTTCACCCGTCCACCAATCCCAGCCGCTCGGACGGATTTCACTGTAAATGTACAGCGACAGGGTGTCCTCCGCCTCCATTTCCTGCCGCACAGCAGCCTTTAAGCGTTCAAATTCCATTTTTCTCACCTCCCTTCACCGTGAAATTGTCTTTTATTTTTTCATAGTTTTTCGTTATGAAGTGCTCGTCCGCCCACGGTTCCTCTATTCGCGGCTTCCCACAGGCGATTCGGATGTCATTCACGGAAAACGCGCCGGATGAAATGAGTTTGTCGATTGCCGTTGCAGCTGTCATGAGGCTTACATTTTCCACTCCACTTGTATCCACATAGAAATAACTGCCGTTTTTATAGTTGTTTTGCCCATATATTGATTTTGTGGTCGTTTGCGAAATCATTTCGGCGAGCGGATCCAAGCAGAAAGACAAGAAAAGTTTTACCGCGTCCTCAATTCCCGCGATTTCTCCACTCAAAAGCGTTGGCGGGATATTGAGCGCTTTCGCGGTAAAATCGCAAATGTCGTTGATCATGTTTCGAATTCCGCGCGAGCTATCCGCAGTGCTCCCATTTGTTTTTTGCATGATTTCTTCGTAATCCTGCCCTTTTGCAAGCGGAATCACTGCGCTATCCAGCGTTAAAAATTCCTTGAAGCGGTTGTTTATCAAGTCATCAAAGGCTTTTCGGGCTTCTGTGTCCGGCGGCGGCAGCGCCTCATATGTAAACTTTCCGTGTCGCCCGTGTGCCCGCTGAAACGATTTCATTTCATACAAAATTAACTTTGCGTAACTGTCATAAAGTCCGTTGATAACTGCGCTCATATTGGTTTCGCTCAACTTAAAGAAGCAAACTTCGTCCGCAAAAAAGGTTTTTCGGAAACTGAACCCGCCGACCTGTACCTCCCGAAATCGACTGCCATTTATCACGTTTTCTTCCACGATGTAACTGTCTGCGATATGTATGTTTCGTTCCCAGTCCTCCACCACAAGACACTCGCCTTTTCGGAATAGTCTGTTTACAAGTTCATATCGGAACGCCGCCGCGCTTTGGTTTTTGTTGGGCGAAACGTTCCAGCGGAAATGTTCCACGCTCTTTTGTTCCTTGCCTTTAACAAAGGTCTTAAATTCGCAGTTTGTGAGCGCCGCCGCAATGAAATTTATGGCACTCGCTAGCGCAAGTTCCCGGACGTAGATTTCGCCGACCATGTTTCTGTACTCGTCGAAAAATTCCGCCGGGATTCCGCTGAGCGGAACGGTCGGGCGCTTCAATACGCCTTTTAAAAATTCAAAAAGACCCACGTTTTCACCTCTTTCAAGCTGTAATCATCGGCAGGGCGATGAATTCTGTTGGTGCGTCTGTTAAAAATTCTTCTCCCGCAATCATCCCCGCCACAAACGCCATAAACGGGTCGTTTTTTCTGCTTTTTGCCTCGATTTTCTCGTAAAAATAGTTTCCTGTGTCCGCGCCGTTTTTTTTCGCTGTTTTGGTCAATTTTGTGTTATTCGTAGACCAGCGCATCAGCGGATTTTTGCCCCAGCCTATTTTATTCCGCGTAAAGGCGTTTTCAATAACCGGGACGATTCTCATGATGTCCTGCGGCCTTGCGAGTATTAGATTTTTGTTTTCCCTGCTGAATCCTCGCTCCCGCAGTGGCTCCCGAAATAGTGCAAATCTGAAATTATCCATTCCGGCACCCACGACATTGAGGTTTGCTGCCTGCTCGTCTACCCAAGACATAATCGTTTCCACCGGAATTTCCGTGTCGTTCACAAAGGTCAAAAAGCCTTCTTTTTCCCATTCTCGCAGCGGCGGTTTTATTCTTGGTAAATCCGCAGATTGCTCGCACACCCACGCATGTACAATCCAATATATTTTTCCATCCTTCTTTACCAAAAACCCCGCAGCGGCAAAGTCGGTCAGCCTCGCATAATCCAAGGCTAAAACCGCTCTGCAACCTTGTAAATTTGGCAGCGCAGCACACGCAGCTTTGATGTTTTCCCAACTCGCAACCTCAATTTCCTTGTTGCCCTGTGGTCGGTTCATTCGTTTTGTCATGAACGCCGTAAATTGCGTTGGGCTCGCTTTCCATTCTGCGTACTCCTTTTCAATTTCTTGCTGTAAGTCCGGCAGATAAGGCAATGATGGGTTTGCCTTTGACCAGTTATTTTTATCGTGAACCTCATCATCGCTATCCAGTTGGCAGATGAACGGCAAAAGCCCGTTATCGGTAACATCACCACGAAGAATCTCTTTCGCTCGGTCAAGTATATGGTCAAGCGGACCGTCCCGCACATCGCCGTTTGTTGTGATGTATGCCCGGCGCGGGTGTTTTTTCTTGCCGAGTGCAGTTGTGAATACATTTAGATTGTCATAGTTTTGGTACTGGTGTATTTCGTTGAATATTACAATTCCGGGGCGCAGGCCGTCTTTCCCCTTTGGACTGTTTGTGTGTCCTTTGATTTCTGCTTTTGTATCAATGCTTGTTACCACTTCTTTTGTGTGTTTGAAAAACTTTCCCAGTAGTTTTTCATTTTTTGGCGTTTCCAACACTTCAATAATGTCGTTCATTGGGCGGAGCGCCTGTTTCTCATTATTTGCACAAATGTCAACATCGTATCCGCGCACTCCGTGATGCTTGCTTGCCAAGCAAAAGCTTTCAAATGCGATAAATCCATCTTTGCCTGCGCCGCGCCCGACAACTGCCAGTAAGTCCGGCCAGCGCGGCATCCCGTCTTCTCTGAACGTGCAGCAGTGCAGCGCTGTAACAAACTCTTCCCACGGAAAAAGCCGCTCGAATGGAAAATATCGCGACATCCCCAAATACTTTTCCAAGCGCAAATCGTCCGTATAAATTTTTTCTCGCAGAAAGCAGTTTCGAATAAGTTTCGCTAGTGCTGTTTGGTCGGCACATACCGCAAATTTTTTGCTCTCCACAATTTTCAGATACGCCTCGATTTTTGGATTTAACTCACAAGTCATCCTCTCCACCGTCCGGCACGTTTTTTGTATCAATGCCCAGTTTGTCTAATATCATCAGCATTTGGCGGCTCACCGTAACCACATCCTTAACGGACGGGTTGTTTTTTTTCATCGAGACTCCAGATGCCGAAAAATCTTCATACACAATCCCGCGTGTTTTTATGTCCTCGTTCAACTTCGCTTTGGTATCCCAAAAGCTCAAGTAGTCCTCTATGAGATTTTCAAAATGTGCAACGTTTGCACCCATTCCGTGCAGCTGCATTATCAGGGATTCGCGGATGTTTTCGCGCGTTTTTTGCCGTTTTGTTTTCGCCATTTCTCCCACCCCTCCCTCGTTTTTTTGTTTATAATCAATAAGAATAAATTTTTTCCCTCGTGTGCGCGCATAGCGGAACAGTCGTGAGCACCCCTGAATCACCGTTCAGAAAACAGATGTTCGTTTTTTCGATGGGGGGTATCTGGGCGAGCGCTGCTACCAGCGCTCCTGCGTGAGCTGCGGTTTTGGCGATGTTTGATCCGTCAGTCGTTCCGGGTGCTCCATTTCGTGGCAGTATCTGCACAGTGATATGAGCTGCCGGCGCACCGTGCCGTCCTCGTCTGTAAACTCGTCACACAGCGCCAACTCCGGGTGCGCCTTGAGGTGCTGCACATGGTGGACGTGTGTCGCTTGTATGTACCTTCCATGGCGCTTGCAGTTTTGGCATTCGTTTTTATCTTGTCTTAAAAGTTCGCCGCGCTTTTTGCGCCACTCCGGCGATGTGTAAAATGCATGAACGTTCCCGTCCGCGATAAGCGCGATTATATCCTCCGTTGTCATTCCTCATCACTCCAAAAAATAAACACGCCAGACGCAACCGGTTTGGCTGTGTCTGGCGTGTTTGTGGGATAATCCACCTCATCCAATAACATAATATCACATTAGAATGTGTTTTTGTGTGTTGAGTTTTCAAAAGCTCTCAGCGCGTTTCTGTGCAGGTGTCGCATCCAGTCGTAGCTATACCCCATATTACACGCCACATCGGTCAGTCGCATCCCGTATATATATTTCCCCTCCAAAATTGTGCGCAATTTTTCGTCAGGCACTTTTTGAACGGCTCGCTTTATTATCCATTGTTCCGCTCGCAGTTGCTGAACCTCTCGCTCCAATGTGTCAATTTTTTCAACGCGTTGTGATATATCGTCCTGCATGGAGCTTTTAACACGTTCGCCCCGTTCTCCGGACGGAACGGATAACTCTGTCCGCATACGGTCAATTTCTCTTTGTTTTACAGCAATGATCTGCTCTCTGGTCTTGTGTTTTTCTAGGTATTGTTTCGCTGTCACAATATCGCCTCCTCACTGTCGTAGCATCGAAATGAAGTCCACAAGCACCGCTTGAAACACCGCAATGAACTGCTCAAGCGGTTCTATAATGATTTGCATCAGTAGATTCAATATCCAGTCGTGTAGCATTTTCTTTACCTCCTTTTCGCGTCTAGTCGCTCATCAATCTCCTCGCCCAAAAACAATGTCCGCAGTTCTGTAATCCACTCCATACTCGCATCTTTTCACGCATCAATGCCATATCTGCGGAATGTCTCTTTCTCTATGCGTAGGCCACGAACGGCGGCGAATAATCTCCGCGCCTCACTGAGCCAACGTAAAACACTGCTTTCATCCACCGGGAGCGATAAGCTGAATTCACAAACACGGGCGGAAATATCGCCCTTATGGAGCGGCTGCGCGGGAGCGGTGAAATACACCGCTTCCACAGCTTTGACGATATAGGACTTGTCGCCGCGTGTGAGTAAGTCCAACGTTTTTTCCACTGCAAGAATATCCATGAGCAACGGCGTTGCGTTTGTCGTTGCCCTCTCGGCTTGTGTATACGCCTTTTCCGGGTTCTCGTGCCTGGCCTGCTCTGTGTTGAAAATGCGTTTGCGCGCGACTTCATAGCCCTGCCGCCCCATGCTGGCGTATAGGCGAAATGCCGCAACTGCATAATCCCGCGTTGGGTCTTTCTTCATGTGTGCCTCCTCCATTACTGCTTTCGGCAGAAGTATGCGCGGATATAGTGGCCATCGTTGATTTCGTTGAACAATGGGAATGAGGCCACGAAATCAAACAGAGGTTCGGAGGCTGTAAAATCAAACTGCGGGTAAAGCTTTTCAAAGGCTTGGCTGTTCTCGCTATCAAAGTTGGCCAACTCTTTTACGCGCCGCTGGGATATGCGCCCGTCCCGCTCTGTGATTTTGGGCTTTCGCAAATTTCTGGATGCATTCCAGCGCTTGTAAAACAAGGGGCTTTTGGTGATGTACTTTGCAAGCCCGGTGATGCCGCTGCGGTTAAACTGCAAGCGCTTGGTGTTCGCGTAGCCCTTGCCCCAAAGCTCTTCCAGTACATCACGGTCGATGCCGCCATTCATGGTGATGTGGTGGTGGATGCGTCCGCCGTTGCCTATCTCGGTTACGGATATGTATTTCAATGGCGGTAGGCCGTGCTTGGCGCGGTAGCGCTTCACCCGGCGCAGGAAGTTCCATGCATCCCGTTGCGCCTGTTCCGGGCTATCTGGTAGTGTGTCATCGTTATAGGTCAAATGCGCCTCCACATCCGCGCGGGTGAAATTCGCGTGCATTGTTCGGGTTATCTGGAACTCTGCATTTTTTGCGTTCAATTTTTCTTGCACCTCACTTGTCGGCTTCGCTTTCGCGGAGCGGCCTTTTTGCGACTTGAATACGGGGAAAATCTGTACTTCCAGATAGTCACCACATAATATTTTTCTTTCACGGTAAACGCAGCGCATAAAAACGAACCTCCATGAAACTTGAACGCTCTTGGGGGAAAGGGGGCAAAAGAGCTTCGCCAGAAAGTCACCCCCCTTTCCCCCAAACCCCCATAC